TTATCCACTCACTCGATGCAAGTCTGCTCCACATATCTGCGCTCCGCTTTGACGCTCCGCTGGCCCTCATACACGACTCGGTTCTATGCCGCAGTAGTGATATGTCTATACTGTCAGCAATCGTACGCGAAACTTACATGCACCTTTTTGCGGAGCATGACTATCTAAACGAATGGGCCGAGCAAGTCGGCGCAACCACCAAACCACCGATCATCGGTGACCTTGAACCGTCATCGGTGATTGAATCAACCTATTTCTTTTGTTAATGGCACGAACCACCTTCGTTACTAAAGAGCCCGTAGTCCTGGAGGGCTACCAGGCTGTACTGAAGCCTTCCAAGTTTGGCTATTCATTGTCTGCTATTGTAGATGCTGATATGGTCGATCAGATGGAAGAAGATCGAACTGAAAGCCTTAAGTGGGCTGAATCAAAACTGAAGAACCCAAAGCGTTCTGTTCTGAGGCCCGAGCCTTGGGAAGAGGTGTCTGAGGGTAAGTACAAAGTCAAGTTCTCTTGGAATGAGGACACCAAACCACCTGTTGTAGATACAGAGGGCTCACCAGTTGTAGATAACGGCACCCCGTTGTACTCTGGCAGTAAGGTTAAGGTAGCTTTTTACCAAAAGCCTTACATCCTGAAGGATGGAGTCACCTATGGCACTTCACTGAAGCTGCAGGGAGTTCAAATTGTTACACTTAGTGGATCTGCTGGTGTTGATACTGGCGATCTTTCTGACGATGCTGTTGCTGAGCTGTTTGGTAAAACCCAAGGGTTCAAGGCTGGTGATCCGAACATCACAATCAAAGAGGAAGCGGAGGTAGAAGATGACTTCTGATGTAGTAATCACTAAAGATCCAGATCTTGGTCTTTGGGAATGTCGCCTCACTATCGAGCTGCCTACCATTACTGTCACTCGACACAAGAAAGACAAGTCTGACTTCCGTTATGAGATGGCTCGTGCCGTCACTGATGTAGTAGAACAGATCGTTGAGGGACTTATTGAAGATGAGTGCTGATGGCATTCAGATCCAAGTTGGAGGAGCGGGTTGCTGACCTGCTCACCAATCTTGGTGTAACGTACGAGTACGAAAGCACTAAGATTCCTTATGTCATTCAGCACACATACACCCCTGACTTCTGCCTGCCGAATGGCGTGTGGTTAGAGACCAAGGGTTACTGGGATGCGAAAGACCGTAAGAAGGTATTGGAGGTAATCAAACAAAACCCTCTGATTGACCTCCGTATGGTCTTTCAAGCCCCTTACAATACAATATCTAAGAAATCTAAAACAACCTACGCACAATGGTGCGAGAAGCACGGAATTAAATGGGCATCTTATGCTACCATCCCCGTTGAATGGCTCACCTGAAAGTGAGTTTGTGCGACATGAACCATGTCCAAACTGTGGCTCGTCAGATGGCAATTCTTTGTACTCTGACGGTCACACTTTTTGTTTTGTCTGTCACCACTATGTTCATGGTGACGGCACTACTAACCACCACCACACAATGACAACTAATGTTCAGTTACGAGGATCAGCCGGACGGCTGCAGAAGCGAGGAATCTCTGAGCAAACATGCGAGAAGTTCAAGGTCTATCGAGACGGAGAACTACTACGCTTCTATTATTATGACAGCTCTGGTACACTTCTTGGAGCCAAGGTAAAAGGTAAAGACAAGACGTTTACCTGCGAGGGTAAGGTCAACAGTCTGTTTGGTATGCAGCTGTTCAGGCACAAGACTACCAACAAGACAAAGAAGCTCGTCATCACTGAAGGCGAGATGGATTGCCTGTCTGTATGGGAGGCACAGCCCAACTGGGATGTGGTCTCAATTCCTAACGGAGCACCAGCAGCAAAAAAAGCAATCCAAAATCATTATGAATGGATCAACCATTACGATAAGATTGTCCTATTCTTTGACAACGATGAGCCCGGCCAGAAGGCCGCGACTGACTGCGCTGGGGTCTTACCCCCTGGCAAGGTTTACATCGGTGCTCTAGAGGACTACAAGGATGCCTCAGAGGCATTACAAGCGGGTGATTCGGAGGCAGTGCGAGCCGTCTGTAACTATGACCATGTGTTGTACAGACCAGACGGCATTGTCGATGGCAAAACTCTGCTAGACTTAGTTACCAAACCTTCCAAACCTTGCGACTATGAATACCCATTTGCGGGACTCCAACGAATCACTCACGGTGTTAGATACGGTGAGCTTGTCACTATTACTGCAGCGACTGGCGCAGGCAAGTCCAGCTTCTGTCGCGAACTTTGCACTCACTTCCTACAAGGGGGCGAACGGGTTGGTTACTTGGCGCTTGAAGAAAGCAACCGACGAACAGCTCTTGGCTTGATGAGTGTTGCTTGTGGCAAACCATTCCACATCGGAGAGCACGATAAGGCGTCGCTACAAGAGGCATATAGCCAAACAATGGCTGCTTGGAATCTTTATTTGTATGACGGCTTTGGTAGTTACGATCCTGATGTTATCTATAATCGCATTGAGTATCTGGCAAGCGGACTCGATTGCCGTATTGTTTTTCTGGATCATCTCTCTATCCTGCTTAGCGGTCTTGAAGGTGAAGAGCGGAGAATGATTGACCAGACCATGACCAAGCTACGGTCACTGGTCGAACGGACAGGCATTGCCTTGTTCCTTGTATCACACTTACGCCGTACACAGTCGGATCACAACCATGAAGAGGGAGCACGAGTTACGATTGGACAACTTAGAGGAAGTGCGAGCATTGCTCAACTTTCTGACGGAGTTATCGCGCTCGAAAGGGATCAACAAAGTGGACCTGAACACGCTGCTACAACTATTAGAGTCCTCAAGAATAGATACTCTGGCGAAACAGGCGTGGCTGGACAGTTGACTTATGACCTTGACACCTGTAAATTTACTGAACATGAAGCTCAACCCGATTTCAATCCGGCAACCGATTTCTAATACGGTGCTGGATCTACGCAAACCCAATCCACCTACGGCTGAAGCAATCAAGAAAGCACAGTTCGTAGATAAAACCTACCAATGGAAAAATGCTGGTGTTCGACCTGGAGACCGACGGCCTTCTAAATGATTTTACCCACATACATTGCCTTGCAATCCATGATACTGAGACAGATGAGACGCTTGCATACAATGACAGTGGCACTCAGCCTCCCATCTCTGCAGGTGTTACGAGGCTGGAGGAAGCAGATCGAATAGTCGGACACAATATCATATCTTTCGACATCCCCTGTATTAAAAAGGTCTTTGGTTTCTTTGATCCGCAAGGTGAGGTGATCGACACCCTCTTGCTGAGCAGGCTCTACCATCCTGATATGTTAGGCTTAGACAAGAAGCACCAATGGAAACACATGCCACTGCAGCTGTATGGTCGCCACTCGTTGGAGTCCTATGGTTACAGGCTGGGTGAGTACAAAGGTGGCTTTGCTAAGGATACTGACTGGAAGGAGTGGAGCCAAGAGATGGAAGACTATTGTGTACAAGATGTAAACGTCACAGTCAAACTATGCCAACACTTCCGCCCTTACCTGACTGGGTTGCGTTAGAGCACCAAGTCGCACACCTTATGACTAAGCAGGAGCTACATGGATGGTATTTTAATGAACGCGCTGCATGGCAGCTTGCATCGGCTCTCCAAAAAGAGCTGGAAGAAACTAAAAAAGTATTACGAGAAAGGCACCCTTTCGTCCAAGGCGCGACGTTCAATCCTAAAAGAAATAACAAAACACAAGGATACTTTCAAGGCTGCGAGTCAGTCAGGCTCAAAGAGCTAAACCCCACATCGCGAGATCATATTGCATGGATCCTTTCCACATTCTATGGCTGGAAGCCAACCCAGTTGACAACTACTGGGAAGCCTGTTATCGACGAGACCATATTGATGGAGATTGCCTCCGGTGGGATTACGATTGCAGGGGACTTCGCGAAGTGTCTCGATATTACGAAGAAGTTGGGGATGATCTCGGAAGGCACGAACGCATGGCTGAAGCTGTGTACGACTGCTAGCCGAGTCCATCACCACTGTTCTGTTGGGTGTGCTACATTCCGTATGTCTCACAAGAATCCCAACCTAGCCCAGGTACCTAGTGACCCACGATTCAGACAATTATTTGTACCAACTCCGGGTCAAGTTATGGTCGGCGCTGATCTTGCTGGCATTGAGCTTCGCATGTTGGCACACTATCTCGCCCGTTACGACGGTGGTAGATACGCCGACATCCTCCTCAACGGAGACATTCACCAAGTAAATGCTGACAAGATCGGTATATCACGTAAGCTAGTCAAGACAGTTACTTATGCATTTTTGTATGGGGCTGGAAACATTAAGATCGGATTAAGTTATGACCCATCTCTCAGCGAATCTAGAGCTAAATCCAAAGGTAAAGAGATTCGCGATGCGTATGTTGAAGCGATTCCTGGTCTTGATTCGCTCCTTGCTGCTGTTAAAGCTGCGGGTGATCGAGGCTTCATTAAGGCGATTGACGGTCGCAGAATCCCTCTCGACTCAGCACACAAATCCCTCAATTTCTTACTGCAAGGATCGGCAGGGGTTTTGGCGAAAAGGTGGCTTTTAATAAACCAAGAAACAATTAACAACACACAACTATGCTGCTCACAACTAGCATTCGTTCATGACGAACTGCAGTTTGAGTGCGATCCACAACATGCAAAAGATTTATCAACATCCCTGGTATTCAGCGCTGCAGCGGCTGGCGAGTTCTACGAACTCCGAATCCCAATCGCAGCAGAAGCCAAAATCGGGGACAACTGGGCAGAGGTGCACTGATGAAACTGTACATCGACGCTGACTATATTGTCTATAAGGGCTGTGCTGCAGCAGAGACAGAGATTGACTGGGGATCCGACGTGATCATGGTTACATCTAAGTTTTCTGATGCATATAAAAACATTCTTAAAGACATCAATCGAATTGTTGGAGAGTTCGGCGGTTTCACGGAACCTGTGCTATTCTTTTCTGACTCGGTTAACTTTCGGAAAACGATCCTCCCCTCCTACAAAGGACACCGCAATCGAAAGAAGCCGTGTGGCTATCGCCGTGTGATCAACCAACTCAAGACTGAGTACGAGGTTGTTATCATGGAGACCCTTGAAGCAGATGATGCCATGGGGATTTATGCCACAAAATTTTCAGGCAATGTCATCGTCTCGCCAGACAAGGATATGCGACAGATCCCCGGATCTTTGTACAACCTTGACGAACGAGTCACAGTCACGCCTGAGGAGGGTGCCAAGTGGCATCTGATCCAAACACTAGCCGGTGACCAAACTGATGGTTACTCTGGTGCACCTGGGGTAGGTGTGAAGCGAGCAGAGATTCTGTTTGACAAACACGGCTACAGCTGGGAAACCGTAGTCAATGCATTTAAGGAGAAAGATCTCGGTGAAGAGATTGCTTTACAGAATGCTCGACTAGCCAAGATCCTTACCGTAGATGACTATGACTTCACACAACGATGTCCAATTCTTTGGACCCCCGCCCCCAGTTACAGAGTTGACGATGGAGCAAAGCTTCAAGATGCGAAGGATGAGAGACCTGCTGCCTAACGCAGACAAGGAAGATCTCATCACACTGCTTGATGCTTTACAACATCAGAACTTCTGTCTATGTAATACCGTTAGTAACCTAGTAAAAAATTGGCCCGCCCATCCTACTACACCCGAGGAACAATAGAAGTCTGGGACTTCATCCGCGATCAAGAGCTGAACTACTTTCTCGGGAATGCAATCAAATACATCTGCCGTGCAGGCTACAAAGACTGTAAGGTAGAAGACCTACAAAAAGCTATCACCTATCTTGAGAAAGAACTAGAACATGTCGCTGCTATCCAACCAAGCCATCGAATTCCGCCAAGCGTTCAATATACGGAACGATTTACAGAACCGGAACCTCCAGAAGTCTTTGATCGTTGAGGAGTTCAAAGAGTTCCTCGAATCTCATCAGCAAATGCAGCTGATCCATCCTCAGGACCGGGAGGCTTGCCTAAAGGAGCTTGCTGACCTAGTATATGTGTGTGCTCAGTACGCTGAGAACATGGACTGGGATCTAGAGCAAGCTCTACGCCGTGTCCATCAATCGAATATGTCCAAGCTAGGAGATGACGGCAAACCGATCTACCGCGAGGACGGCAAAGTCCTCAAGGGACCTAACTATCAACCACCTGATTTGTCTGATCTTGTCTAATGTCCAATCTTATTTCACGAACGGGTCGCGTCCAAAGCTGGATCGACGACCCAACATCTCGTCTACCTGTCAGCTGTACAATTTTTAAAGTTGATGACTCTTGCGAGGGTCCTGAAGGTATCGAAGCCAGCTGGCGGTTTGCATCACACGCTCTCCGCAACGGAGCTGGTGTAGCAATCCACCTGTCTGAACTTCGAGCGAAAGGAACTGAAAATGGAAAGGGACTTGTCGCTAGCGGCCCGGTTTCATTTGGCCAAATCTATTCGACCCTTAACTCTGTACTCCGACGTGGGGGTGTTTATAAGAACGGTGCTGTGGTCCTGCATTTGGACCTGTGCCACGCTGATGCTCTTGAGTTTATACAAGCTCCACGTCATGAGCTTCCTTGGGCTA